AGGAAACGGATAACGGCATAACCATTGCCGCTCTTATCACACTCCAGTTTCCAGAAACGGTCATCAGCGGAACCGCCGCCGTTGTTGTTCATCTTTTCGACTTCCTTGACAAGTTTTTGAGTCAGGGATCCCAGTTTGGATTGCTTTTTAAGGTCTGCGAAAGACATTTAGATACCTCGGATGTTTGGATTTGTTGGATTTGCTTGGATAGTATAACAGAGAAACCATCAAGAGTCAATGTAGTTTTTCAATGCCTCAATGGTTGCATTCATACTATTGAATAGCATACTCATGTCAGTCTCAGGTGGGAAACCCATCATTGCGACCGACTTGCGAAGGTTCTCTTTCATCTCAACCGCTTTGGGGTCGTCCGAAAGAGATAACCTAGTATACATCACTTTTTGCTTTTCTAGCAAGTTTGACAGTATTTCAACATGTTTCAGTTTGTCCTCATTGGACATAGCACTAAAGTTAAAGAGGGAACCATATATTTCCTCTTGAAGATTATTAATTTCCTTTAGTTCTTCCTGAATGATTTCAGAATCGAAAAATTCACTCATCAGTTTCTTCAACTACTTCTGTCTCAGTAGGAGTTGCAGATTCCTCTGCGTTTGCTTCTTCAATTTGTGTTAAAACGTCAATAGCACCTTCAATTTTCAGAAGTGTTGTGCGAGCAGTCTCAAGTTGACTGAGAATCTCTTCACGTTGCTTGGTAAGATTTTCAAGCACAGTTTTATTGTCAAGAGCCATAGTTAATAATCTCCTTCAATATTTTTTTAAAGTGAAATACATCAATATTTAGAAAGGGTCCGTACTTCTTTAATTTGAGACTTACGGTTTCCCACACAGGATCAGATAACTTTTTATCAAAGTTTTTAGAGAAATGGAAAATTTTGTCGTAGATTACGAAGTTTTCTAGAGATAATCTCCCGCTTAGATATTCTTTCAGCAGGATAGGGTGTCCTTTGGAACAATTGAACAGATTTCCTAATTCGTTCTCCGAGAACAATTCGTTGCTTTGTTCTTTGAACAAGTAAGTCGAACTCTGTTTCCGCTTTTTCCATTCGGCGTATGTCCTTTCTCCAGAATTGATAATTTCTCCAATCCATAGGTTTTGTGGGTTGTCGGCGGCAGAAAAATTAGATACCAAAAAATCAACGACCTCTTCATCAGAGTATTTGCGAGAGGTCTTCTCGAACCAATACTTGTCTTTCCTCTTGTTAAAAGAGGTCACACTAGCACGGGTTTTTGCTCCGTATTTGAAGAAGTCGTATTTGGGATTTGTAAAATGATTTTTTAGTGACAAATAATGTTGATAAGTTTCAAAAGGTGTCACGATCATAAAGGCAATTTCGCTCTCGAAGTTCTCTTCATGAAGTTAAGACGTGTTGCGTCCCACTTCAGTTTTTCCTTAAGTGGTTTGGATACCAACTTAGATATAGAGTCTACCTCAAGTTCATTGATTTCGCAATAGTGGCAAATAGCATCAATGTAATTGAATTTCTCTTCGGCAACAATTTTTTCAATCTCCAACGCAAATTTGGATGGTGTCAGAAATTTACTTTCAATCGCCTTTTCTAGTTCTTTATTAGGTTCCATAGAGCTCCAGTTTATCTCTAACAAACTTTCCAATGTACTCGGTGAGCAGTCGGATGTATTTTGATTTGTCTCGTTCTTCATAGACGACGC